CACAACAGCAACAACAACAACAACCTCAAACACAGCCTGTAGCCAGTTATCCATTTTTATCTAATACTCCTCGCACCTCTAAGGTAGCATGGACAGAGGTACAAGCAGCATTATACAATCACCGTCCGACTGATTCAATCGGTCCAGGCGAGTATTCAATAGCTGCAATGTTATTAAATTTTAGCGACCCTAAAGCTAATGGTTTATCTAAAGAAGAAATTATAAAGAAAATTGATGAACTTAAAATGGTGCAAGGCCCGGGTAAGTCAAAAGACGTAGTGTTTCCAAGCGCCAATAACGAGAAATACAAATACGAAGTAAAAGGGCTAAGCGATACTGAACAATCAGATCGTACTGGTCAAGCTGGTAGTGCCGCAGTACGAACCTTTCTTAATAGTGTTCAAAACGGTATAGCAGAAATTTATAGCCGTTATGCTACGTTAGATGCAGAAACTAAAAACAAGCTTAATAGTGTTGCTGCTAAAGACAAAACCGGTAGAGGTTATAGCCTTGAAGAAATACTTTCTGCTTCTAAGGTTTATTTTACTTCTAAGGTAGGTGAGTTGCCAATGGGTATTTATAACCCGAACACTCGTACCCGGGAACACGTGCCAAGGCTCTATCTATTACCAGAACTATTTGCTAAACTCAACCAAACTGAAGATGTACAAAATGCTCTCACCACAGTAGACCCAGAAGAAGTAGAATGGTTGAGTGATTTGTACAAAGTATCTAAGCAGGACGCAAGAGATATTGATTTAATTATCAGAAATTATATTACTAAAAAATACCCAAACCGTCAAGATATTATACCTCTATTAAAATTAAATGATTTTATTAAAGCATGTAACGACTCAATTTTTAGTACACCAGAAAAATTCTACAATAACGTAACTGCGTATATGACCCCAGGTACTGAACAAAACACTGAACTGGCTAAGAGATCTTTACCAGTTGATGGTTTGTTTATAGCTGAACCAGATGGTTATTCTTTTGTGGGACATGATCATCTTGAGGGTGTTGTACGTATGGACAAGATAACTGGTGGTAGTCCTAAGATAGGTATTATAACTACTCAACCAGTTACAACTTAAAAATTAATACAATCTTAAACGGGCTTATTGCATCCGGTGGTGTAAATAATTTTATTCATGGCTGGTACCCCTCATATACTTTTTATCCTTAAGCGCCGAGAGGATTATAACCCTGTTGCGGTTAACCCGAAAGGCTTAAGCACGGGCTTGTACAATTCTGCATCATTTGTAGTAGACATGCTTAATAAATCCGGTATCAAAGCTGATATGGAAATAGCTATTGATAATAATTGCATTGACCGATTAGTTACCAAACACCGGCCTACACATGTTATTATTGAAGCATTGTGGGTGGTGCCTACCAAGTTTGCTGAATTAATTCCGCTACACCCTAACGTTAAGTGGATTGTGCGTTTGCATTCTGAAATGCCATTTATGGCAGGTGAGGGTATAGCAATGAACTGGCTCATGGATTACCTTAGTTATCCTCAAGTCTACTTGGGGGTAAATGCACCTCGTATGCTTGATGAGGTTCAGGTATACGCAAGTATTAAATACGGATTAAATAAAGAACAAGCAGGTAATAAAGTGTTCTATTTGCCAAATTATTACCCACAAGCTTATTGGACACCAAAAGGTATAATTAAAAAATTGGATACAATTGATGTTGGTTGTTTCGGGGCAATACGCCCACTAAAGAATCATTTGTTACAGGCTTTTGGTGCACTTAAATTTGCTGAGCGTATCGGTAAAAAGTTACGATTTCATGTCAACTTAGGACGTACTGAAATGAAAGGAGAGCCTGTAGTACATAATATAAAAGGTTTGTTTGAACAGTTATATGATAGTGGACATCAATTGATATGCCATGAATGGACTCCAAGAGAGCAGTTTGTACAGGTTTGTCGTCAAATGGATATCGGTATGCAATGTAATTTTTCTGAGACGTTTAATATTGTTGGAGCTGACTTAATTAGTGCCGGTGTACCGTTAGTTGCAACTAAAGAGGTACCGTGGAGCTGTGGGTACTTTAATGCTGATCCTAATAGTAGTGATAGCATATCGGATGCCCTATGTGAAACGTATAATTTTCCTAAGTTAAATGTTCGTATAAATCAACATAATTTGACTAAGTATACTAACAAGACTCAAAAGGTCTGGGTCAAATATTTTAAAAATGCCTAAACATAAAGTAAAATTACTAAAATGGATTGAAGGAGTGCTTAAGATTACTGAGCACGAGTTTCCTACCAGGCACGCAGCTCAACAGTTTGCAACTTCGGCTGATTGCCATAGTGCTAAAATAGTAAATGAGAACGGTAATGTGGTTCATGAAGTTAGCAACCAGCCAGCAGCTGCTGTTAACACTTACGCATAAAACGTACTGGCAAAATAAGTTAAATCGGTTAAGTAATAATAAATGAAATTTTCTATTATTATACCTACGTTTAATCGCTGGGACCTATTAAAGAACTGTATTGACAGTATTATTAGTACGGTTGATTTAACATTTGGCGAAGTCATTGTTGTATCAAACGGGTGTACAGATAATACTCCGTTCTTAGTACAATCAACATATAAAGATAAGCCTGTAAGTGTTGTGTATTGGCCAAAACCATTAGGCTACCCAAAAGCAGTCAATATGGGCATTTCTGCTTCAACCGGAGACATTGTTATTTTGCTAAACAACGATACTGTCTTTTTAGCTAACAACTGGTATGATATTTTAGTAGATCCGTTTAAGACGGCCCCTACTGCTGGTATTACTGGTGTTATTAAACGCTATCAAGGTGGTAAGCCCTGGATCTTGTTCTTCTGTGCTGCTATTAAGCGTGAAGTTATTAATGCTGTCGGACATCTTGATGAAACGTTTACTCCAGGCTGCGGTGAAGATATTGACTATTGTATGAAAGCACTTGCTAAGGGGTACACCATACACCAGGTACCTGAACAAGTACTAACACATATTGATGGTACAAATAAAATGACTGGTCATTTTCCTATTTATCATGACGGAGGGGTAACAGTTAATAAGAACCCTAACCAGTCAATTATCTACGCCCGTAATATGAAAATTGTAGAGGGCCGTTACGGTAAGCCTACAGACGGCCCATCACCAAGCTAAGTAGCTCATTCTACGGCAAAAGTCACCTGCCCGTACCCAAAACTCGTACCATACCCATCTGCGTAACCAACGCCATGGGGTGGTGTGAAAAAGGTATTTGTTGTACCACTTTGCGTTTATTATTTGTATTAAACGTATATACTCATTTTCACTGTTGATACGGTTAGTGTTGTCACTCTTTTCAAAGTTTACCAGCTCGTACCTCTCTAACTGACCATTAGTGAATATTGCACGAAACTCTACCCAGCAATCATATTTGCCAGGATTCTGGTCCTGAACATATGTGTAAAGACTGAGATTGCCGTGATAATTTTGATCTTCCCAACGCTCTCCAGAACGTTGCAATAACAATCTACCATCTACGATAGAATAATTTGCCATACAGCTTATTAAATCCTTAGTTTGAAATTCAGGTATTTTAGTGTGTAAATTGAGTTCACACATTTCTGATGTCCAAGGTAGTTCTATACCGTTATCTTTGGTATCTTTAATTGTAATAGTATCAAACATTCCCATAGTGTTTTTATTATAGGTTATTTATTAGTTAATGCAACTACGTATATTTTATAACCGGATTAAGTAAATATTACTATATGAAACGCGGCATCTATCAGTTACTTGCGGAGAAGTACTCTTTAGTACAAGAAAATCCTCTGGAAACAGAAATTCAACCAGACGGTACACATAAGTCCGATCATAACGTAGAAATGGCCCGTACAAAAGCCCACCAAGCAGCAGAGACCGCTCCACAGCTTCATCAGATACTTGATCAGATGGATCCTAATGCGCCTTTAGCTGCTTGGATGGTAACTCATGTTACCCAGGCTGCTGACATGCTACAAGACGTATTAGCTAAATTAAAAGAAGAAACAGAAGAACCTGACGTTGAGCATGTTAAAGATGAAGGCACTTATGAAACTCCAGATGCTACCGGTGACGGAGATGCTGGCCCATTCGGTTCAAGCGTAGAGGGAGCTATATAACTTAACATGAAAAAAAATTATAATTATAGCGGTAGTAGTTTAAATAACAAGTACCAATTAGTGACGGAACGGTACTTTATGGAAATTACTGAAGAGATGATTAAACCAGAATGTTGGAACAGAGATCTTAATCACCCAATTCCAGAATGCTTTAACGAAGATGGCACACTTAAACAAGAATGCTATAAAACAGTTGTACAGACTTCAGCAAACCCTGTACCTGAAAATAGTGAAGGACCAGATAGTATCGGTAGTGAAACATCCTTCAATATGTACTCTCAAGACGGTGGTGGTGAAACCATGGTAGGGGAAAACAAGCATAAAGAACATTGTATGATTATTTTAAATCATTTAAACGCTCTTGAAGAATGTACAGGTAATTGGATGGCTGAATGTAGCCACCCTGGTGCTCCTATGGCGCTTGAAGCCGTACAACGCTTAAAAGAATATATTAACGAATGCTCTTATTGAGCAGTTAGTATATTCCAAACCATATTCTTGTCCACGCCTTGAGGCATTAATGCCCAGGCTCTTCGTGCGTCTCCTGTTTGTAAGAACTGTCTAAATTCTGTACCAGAACCTAAACGTGGTGTTGGTCTAATAATAACCCCAGCTAAATGTTCGCCGTACTTTGCTATGTTATCAAACCGCCCAGCATCTTCAGCATCGCTATAAAGATTAACAATTATTTTACCTGCATCAGGCGATTCATTTAACGTAGCAACATACTCATATGTAGTACGTACTGGAGAAACTTCTGCTTCTACTAAATGTATCTTAGCTCTATATTGCTCTAATAATGGTACGTAAAGCTTCCATACAGCTAATTTTTTCTCTAAAGTAATATTAGCGTTATCTCTTTCTGTTTTAGATACAATAATATAAACATCATCATTTTCTTTAGCAGCCATTTTAGCTGCTTCAAAGTGACCGATGTGTGGAGGATTAAAACCACCACCAAATATACCTATACTATAAGATTTTTCAGTCAGTTCAGCGCCCTCTGATACAGGTTGTTCAGCAGCTTTTCTTCCACGCTCTCCAGCGTATAAGAAGTTATTAGCACTAAAATTAATCCTATCTACAATCTTTACTTGATTAGGTGTATCCCCAACATATAGTACATGTCCTTCTCCTGGAGCTGACACATAACCATCCCCTACCGGAATAAATGAATACATACCCTGTAGTTTACCTTCTACATTAGCTAACAAATGTTGAAATATAAGCTTGATACGAATCATATCATATGAAGCACCTATCAAACCATTAAGAGACTTTTTATGTTGTTTAAGATAGTTAATTAAATTTTCGGTCTTTTTCTGAGCATTAGCTTTAACTCGTTCGCTGCCTGCAGCTGCTTTTTTGTTTATCTTTTCTTTAGTGTAAGAAAGATAACCGTTTAAGTATTTGTTTATATCAAAATTTTCTCCTGCTGTAGCAGCTTTAAATATACCCCCACCACTTCTTACCATGTAATTAGTATACTGTCTAAGATCGGCTGATAATGCACTACCGGTATACTCTTCATTGAATTCGTTACTAATAGCGCTTATTTTTATTTTAGCGTCTTGTAACAGTTTATGTACTGTGTTCTTAAGATTTGGATCAATAAGAACATTCAAAGATTTATAATTAGAACCTTCTGCAAACACCCCTGCTTTCTTTAAACTATTAACTACCCGGGTGGTGTCTCTACTTGCCATAGCTGAAGTAATAGCATCTCCATTAGCATTGACGTTGAAAGCTGCATGTACAACAATACCCACAGGTGCTTTAGAAACTTGCTGATAAAGAGGCGACTGAGCGTCAACTGGTACAGCATAAGAAATAAGATTAGGTCTAAAAGTTACATATTGTTTGCCTTCTATATTGGCCGTAGTGGGTGAACGAGAAGGTGAAAATAATAAATCGCCCTGATACATTAAACCAGAATTATCGTAACCTTTCTTTAAATAAGGAAATACTGTTTTAAGTACATCTCTCAACCCTACTGGAGCGTCTTTATATAATACGTCTACTTCTTGTTCACTGTGCACTAAATTCGGCACTTTACTAAAAACAGTTTTAGTAGCAATAAAAAACTGATTATCATACTTGTCTCTTGGATCTATACCCCAAAATAAAGCAGGAGAACCATCTACTTTTAGGTTAACCGACGTCTTACTATTAAACCCTTCTAAATAAGCTGTAAAGTTTTCTACTTGCTCAACAAACTTAGCAAAACCCACTTTACCTTCTTCAATAGCAAGGTCTTCTAAATGAGACAAATGATTCTTAAGAGTGCTGTCTACAGCAGATTCTGTAAGGGTTTCTTTATAGTATGTTTTAAAATTTATCATGCTTGCGGTAAGACACCAGACGTCTGGTAATATTTACTACCTATTAAGTCTAGGCCCTTTGTTATATAATAGCCATATATATTTTCAAGTATACCACCATCAGCGTACCAAGCACTTAATGATGAAGCAGTTTCAGATAAAGTTGTAGATAAACTACCATCTGTGTTTTTATTCCAATCTATAAGGTTATTAACTTGGGTGTCTGTGTAAGCTGGGTTAAACACATATGCTTTATAATTTTGAAAGAAAGGCGTTTTTAATCCCCAACCAAAAAACGCGCTCAGTGGATATGCAGTCATCGGGTATGCACTTGCTGCAGATGTAAAGAACGGATCGGGGGTAATGTTGTTTGCTGCTGCGTGAGCTGTTACAGCTGCGTAAGAATTAATTGTTGGTACTTCTATTAATTCATAAAAATTAGAATAGAATATATCATTTATAACTATTTGCTCTCCTTGATACACTGTTGCACTGGCAGGGTAAGCGGTTAACGAAGAACCTAAATTAGTATGTCCTTGTGTAACGTCAAAGTTAGTGTTGTACTTTTCTCTTGAGCCCCATAACCTTTCATGTGAAGCACTGTATAAATCAAACTGTCTTTGAAGTACCGGTGGTAATACATAGTTGTAGTTATCAAACTCAGTATCAATCATGTTAGCTAAGGAGTATAACTGATTAACTCCCGCTACATTTAAGTCTTGATTATTAGCAACAAAGTTAGCAGTCTTTTCATATGCTACAGTACCAAAATTTTCGTCTGGATGTACATTATCTCCAGCATATGCAGATAACAACGTCAACAAATTAACATTGTCTGCAACTTGTGGTGCCAATGCATACGACTGTAACTGTTCACCGTAATTAAAGTTTTCGTTTACTTTTCTTACAAAATAATTATTATAAAAATTGTCAACGTTAAATTGACTTGATCCAGACAGACTAATTGTTTTTAATGTACCCGATAGGGAATATGCATAAGTGTACCAACTTGAGTCTCCTATATAATACCCGCTTAACGGGCCAGCATTAACACCAGATGCAGCAGGTATCGGTGGTGGTTCTATAATTGTTTGTAACCCTGTAGTGGTAAACAACAAGGATGTTGAAACAGATCCACTTGATAGTACTGCTGCAGAAAGTGGTACAGTACTTAATATGTTTTTAAAATAACCGCCTGTATCTCTGTTTAAACTATCGTATCTATTTATTTTAAACGATGGAGTGAATATAGTTGCTACGGTACTTGGCGTTACAGCCGATTGTATAACAGGATCCGGAGTTCCAAGTAACGGGTAATTTAATAATACTCTGTTACTAAAATCTGTTGAAGAAAGATAAGGACCGTTTACTGTAACAAAAAACTGATTATCTGTATCTGGCCATATTACATTAGGTAAATCTATATTACCACCGTTTACACTAACACCGAAGTGATCAGCAGATAAATTTTTTACGTAAAAATTTGCAGATAAAAATACATTACTATTAGAGTAAGAAGGTACTTGGTTGTCGTTTTTATCTTGTAAATTATAAACTTTAAAAGTGTTGTATGTTACCCAAAGTGTGGGTACACTGACCTCGTAATAGTTTAAAGAAGGTATATCGTCTATATAGTAAAAATCTACCGTACCTTTGTAACCAACTAATATACCACTTGCAGCTGTAGAAAGATGTCCAAATGAGTCAACATAAATTGGAGAAATGTTACTTGCAGTTAATAATGTAAATTGATTACCATCTAAGTCTGTAAATCTCCAACGCGGTCTCAATTGTGCATACTTGTTGTTAGGTGTAACTACTTCCCAAGGTTGAGAAAAAGAATTTTCAGAATAAAAATCAAATACTATGTTTGCGCTTAATTGATTAGAAGCTGAAAAAGCAAATGTTAATGGAGTTGCTTCGTTAAGAGGTCCTGGCGGGCAGGATTGATAACCGTGAAACACAGCTCCTGAAGCAGCATACGATGAAAGATCTAACCAGTTAGTATATTTCCAAGATAAAGTATCTGTAACGAAATTTGTAGCGGTAAACGTGTTTGAATACGTTGTATAGCACTACCATCTTTAGGTATAATTGCTAATTTTATTTCATACACTCCAGGCCAGTCATATACATGGGTAGGACTCTGTATGTTACTGTTTGTTACTTGTGTAATTTCATCTTCAGTATTATCCCCATACTGTACAAACAAAGAATAATTGTTTAAAACATCAGCCGGGTTAACATTTGCACTTAATGTTACTGTACAAATAAAAGGAGTAACATTGGTATAGCCGCTTGTTATGTAAAGCACTGAACTTAATGCAGCCTGCTGTATTGTAAACCCTGGCGATACTATAGAGTAAGAAATCATATTAACCGTTGCTTATTAAATAGTTATTACAGAAGTATCTTGAGAAACATCTGTAGAAACTATAATACGACTGCTAAAATCGTTTATATTGTTAAAATATAAAGCTTGGAAGTCTGTTAATTGATAAGGTTTAGATGTAATACTAATATCGTTATTAGGGTAAGATGGGTTCCATATAACTAAAGATACACCTTGTACAAAAGCCCCTGTGTCTAAGCGCTGGGTGTAGACGTTACTTACACCTGGTATGCTTTCAATCTGGGCTGTTAAGTTAATAGTGTCTATATTATAACCTAAGGTAAGTTTTGTAGGATCAAAAAAGGCTTGTACTATTCCTGTAACTTGATTTTGTATGAGTTGAGTAGATATTTTTGCTGTACGATCTAAAACCACCACAAGTCTTGTTTGAGAAGTAATAGCATTGAGATCGGTATCAGTATTGCTACCATAACCCACTGTTACAGCTTTATAAACAGGGTCCATTACAATAATGTCTGATGTTAAAGTCTTCTTGTCAGCAGCTGTATTAATTATAAGAGATTTTTGTGCTGGGGTAAGATAATTAATGCTACTACCTGTATTTTGCTGAGTGGCTTTAGGTAAAGCATAAATGTAAACGTTATTGAAGTTACATGATGTAGCAAATGCTAATTGATTATATAATACTCTATTATCTTGGTTAGGGTTTGTTAAACCGATATTATACAAGTAACGTAAATGGTTATTGACGTAATCATTATTACTATATACAGTAGCGTCTTGTATAATGTTACCAAACGTGGAAGTGATATAGTTTTGATAGTCTTGAGGTGTTACTAAACGGTACTGAGATTTAAATGCTGCTGGAGCATTTTTACGTATACTATCTGCATTTTCTGCATCAGTAAAAGCTGTGGATGGGTTAGCATTATCAAACTGTAAACCAGTAATATTACTATCTGTTAAGTAAGTTAAATCAGGACTGAACACATCAGCTTGTATATTACTAAATTGCGCTGTACTGTAAATTACTGCTGGTAACCCGGTTATTGTGTTTGCTGCAACCTCTCCGTCAATACCTAATGATTGCAAGTAATATACTGCTACAACATCTCCTGGGTTAAGTTGTGCACCATTAATACCATCGCCAAACTTAAGTTCGTAATTTTGACTTTCGTTTAATCTTACCTCAAACTTTTTTGCTGTAGCGTTTTCTAAATACAATGATTCGGTACGGTTCCATTGAGACCATGTACCTGTAGCTATTGACTGTACATATACATCAATATTAAAATGATCCACATTAACAGCACTACCTGGTGCAACAAATACTGTTTCATTAGTTACACCTAAAGCATAATATAGCGGGTATTCTGTCCACTTACCTTGATACAATAGAGATTGATTGCCTACATTTTCTAAATACTGACCAGTTGAAAGAGTGACTGTAAATGTAACGTCTTGGTTAAAAGAGTAAGGTGCATTGCCAATTCTAACAAATGAATAACGAGGTATAGTGTAAGAGCCAATTCCCAAATCACTTGTTGCAGAGCATGTATAGGTTAAAGTAGCTGTTTGTTTACCGATAGGGGAATAGTTAATTAATTTTACTACCCGGTTAATATTTTCATAAATTTGGGATTCACTAAACATAGACTCCGAGGATGTCTTGTTTAGATAATACATAAACGTATGAAATGAGTAAGCAATGATATTAGTAATTGCTGTTAAATTAGAACCCTCCAAATATTGATCTGTAAACAACCCGCTTTGCGTTAAGCGGTTACGCATAAAGTCTCTAATATTAGTAGCATCAAACGCAATATATTCGTTTGGTTGAATGTTTAGTGCTGAAGCATCACCTGATATAGTAGACATATTATGAAAGGGTATAACCAGACTTACTCAACACTCCCGGGATTAACAATGGGGTATTGTTTAAATATGGCATTAATATATTTAATTCAATGTAATAGGTTTGCTCGTCTACATTCATCTGTATGTTTATGTTCTGTACAGACACGCGAGGCTCGTAAACAGTTAAGCCATTGAGTATGGCTTT